AGCTTTTTCAGCCCAGTCGAGAGTTGGTCCAGCGACACGTCGCTGAGATCGGCGGCGAATTTCAGACGGCTCAGCGCCTCGACCGAGACCCCGACCTTCTGCGCGGTCTTGCCGAGGTCATCCGCCGCGTTCAGCGCGCCCTTGATGGCCACGCCCATGGCGATGCCCGCGCCCGCCGCCGCCGTCGCCAGCCCGGCCAGACCCAGCCCGGCGATCTTGCCGAACGAGGCCAGCTTGCCCGAGGCGGACTTGAGGCCCGTCTCGAACTGCGCAGAGTCCAGACCGAGCGAGACCCGCAGCGCGCCGATGGTTGCGTTACCGGCGGGCATGGGCGGGGTCTCCTTTCGGGGGCTGGCTATCCCCCGCGAAGCGAGAGGGAGAGGTCTTCAGGGGTCGGCCGGCCGGGCCTGCGGCCCCGATCCGCTCGCGGCTATTTCACAAAGCCGTCGAAAAAGGTCTCGATCTGTTCGGCGGTCATCTTCGGCGTCGGTTTGCGGGGGCCGGTGGCCTTCAGTAGCTTGTCGAGATCAGGAACCTTGGAGAAGCCGACCAGGCGGGCGATCTGCCAGGCATGGNTCAGGCGGTCGCGCCCGGCCTGTTCAAGCCGCTCGACCGCGCCGCGCACGGCATTGGCGAAGGTGCGGGGCGTCTGGGTCCAGTAGCTGTCGGGATCGAACCCGAGCCGACACCAGAGCCGGTGCAGCTTCAGCCAGTTCCATCCCCGGTCGGCAGCGGAGGGTTTTCGGACGCCACCTGATCCTCGGCGGCTTCAGGGCCGGGGAATGCCTTGGCAAAGGCCGCGCCGATAGCCGGGCCGACACCCTCAGCGCCGGACAGGGCCAGCAGTTCACCCGCCGCCTTCAGATCAAACGCCGGGTGGTGAGCCTGCAAACCGGCCCAGAGCACNGCGCGCACAAAACCCAGCCGACCATTGCTGGCCAGCTGGGCGTTGATCTCGTCGACACTCAGGTCAAGCAGTTCCTCAAGCAGGCATAGCTTGTCGATGTCGTACTGCAGCCAGAAGGTCTTGCCCCCCAGCTGCAGCGCGACCGCCTTGGCGCCACGGCTCACGGCTTAACCCCGGACAACCGCGCCGGCGACCTTGAGGCTGAGTTCAGCCTCCATGGCCTCGGCCAGCGGGATGGTGCCCGAATAGCCCAGCATAAAGGCCGGGAAGGTATAGGTNTTGCTGTTGGGCGTGGTGATCCGCACCGAGCGGCGCTCGTTGCCACCCGACCGCCAGGCNTCGAGNAACAGGTCGGTGGCGTTGCCGGGCACCCAGTTCATCCCAATGGTGATGTCCTGACCGTCCNNCAGGCCGGAGATGAACTCCTTGGTCCGGTTGGGGCTGCCCATGTGGGTGACCTCGACCTGATCGACCTGGGCGTTGGGCTTGTTGGCGGACCGGACTTCGCCCATCTCCGTATAGACGAGGGTGCCGGCGACGGTCTCGACCTCGATTTTGGTATCAAAGCCGATAAGGGCGGCGGACGCGACTTGAGTTGCAGGCATGGCGGGGTCCTTTCAGAGAGGTTGCGTCGCGAGCGGATCGGGAGGCCCGAAGGCGTGACGGCCGAGCGACAGGAAAGATTTCAGGCAGAGCGGATCGGGAGCGCCGAAGGCGTGACGGCCGAGGCCGCGGAAAGATTCAGGACTGATCCGTAAACCAGACGTCGAGGTCGGCGCTGGCGCGGTAGAGGTCGGCGGCGCGGGCGGTGTCCGGCCCCTTGGCCAGGTCCCAGCCGGTGTGATGCCGGACTACAAACACCTGCAACGGCGGCGCGCGCAGGGCGGTCAGCGGACCAGCCCAGGCTTCGACGGCGCGGCGCACGGCCAGGGCCTCGGCCAGGGTTCCGGCCCAGCAGTCCACCTGGACAGCGTAGGCGGTGAGGCGCGAGCGGCCCCCCATGGTGTAGTCAGCCCCCGAACTGGGGATTTGGTGCAGGATCACCGCAGGCACGGCCTCGGCCACCGGCAACCGGTGCCAACCCACCCGCCCGTCGATCAGGTCGGCGAGGGACGTCGAGCCCAGCAGGGCGGCGGTCAGCAGCTCCTCCATGGGTCAGGTGGCCTTTGCGGTGCGTTTGGCGGCCCTGGCGGCAGCGCGGCGGGCAGTCTTGTCGATCTCGTCGCCGAGCAGAGTCTTCACACTGGCCAGCACCTGGTCCTTGGTCGCGTCCCAGGCCGGGCGGACAAAGGGCTGCGGGCGATTGGTCGCGGATCCGAACTCCTGGACAATGGCCTGCGGCAGGGCGCCCGGGCCGGCGAACACCTCGACGAAGCTCTCGCGCTCATGGTCCCTGCGTTGGGTGCGGGTCAGTTTGGAACCGACCGAGCCGCTGGCCGCCAGCTGCCCGCTCAGATGCGGTGCCGCCTTGCGCCACGCCTCATCAAACGGTTGCAGCGCCGCCTTGCCGACCCGGCGCAGCACGCCCTTGGCCGTCGAGCGCTTGAGTGCCCCCAGCCGGGCATCCAGTTCGCGCAGCCCCTGCAGGCTGACGGTGACCTTCACGGTGTGGCTCAGGCCAGATCAGGGCGAGCGGTGCCCCAGATCATCAGCCCGACGCGGCGCTCCATTTCCTCGACCTCATCCACGCCGTAGGTCAGCCCCTCGCAGCGGATCTGGTCCGCAGACGTCAGGTCGGCCAGCACCGCCGACCAGCGAACCAGAAAGCGGTGAGTCGAGATCCGGCCCGGCTGCGCACCCTGGGTGGCCAGAGAGGCCGAGACCGGGGTTCGCTTGGCCGCGACGTCGGCCAGCACGGTCCAGCCGGCCTGCACGCGGGCGTTGAGCGCATCGACCGTATAGGCCGCCCGCTGCACCAGCACACGGCGGTCAAGCTCTCCCGCCCGGATCGGCATGGTCGGTTAGGCCTTGGCCACGCCAGCGGCGGAGATGTCGACCAGTATCTCGGTCGTCGAGACGCCCCACCCCAGGAACGTGCCGAAGGCGCCGGTCAGCAGGTCGGCCAGCGGAGCGATGCCGCCCGCGATTGGCGAGGCGAAATAGGGCGTTCCGGCGGCCACCGTGGCCCCGATAGCCATCTTGCCGCCGGTCGTATATTGCAGCGGCTGATCCAGCAGGGCGGCGTGCAGGGCGATGCCCTTGACGACCCGGACCTCGGCGGTGGCGTTGTCGGCGTCGGCCAGCAGCAACTTGCCCGAGGGGCGGCCAGATAGAGCGTCTGCCCGGCGGTCACCGTGGCCCCGGCGATGCCGGTCTCGACCAGCGAGGTCGCGGATTTCTTGACGTTGGCGGCGGTGATGGTGATGTCAGCCATGGGAGGGGTTCCTTTTAAGTGGGTGGTGAAGGGTCAGCCGACCCGGGGAATCTTCAGCGGCGCCAGCAGGCGCTGGACGGTCAGGCTCATCGGGATCTCGGCGGCGACCGCGCCGACGCTGACGCTCTCGCGATTGCCGTAAAGGTCGCCGACCATCAGCTTGATGGCCGCGCGGATCGGGTCGAGCTTCAGGGCGGCCACGTCGGCAAAGCCGCAGGTGAAAGTGATGGTGACGGCGCGCGGCGTGCAGCGCGCGGAAGGCCAGCTCAGGCCATAGGCCGGGCGCAGCTCGGCGCGCTCGCCGGCCAGCACCTGGTATTTCGCGGAGGCCAGCGTCTGGGTGACCCCGGCTGCATCTATATAGGCCACCGCCCCGACCGAGATCAGCGGCGGCAGCGGCAGGCGGATGACCCCGGACGGAAAACCGTCGAGATAGAGCGTCCAGGCCTGGCTGCCCAAAGCGCGGCCCAGCACCCCGGCGGGTCCGTCCAGATGAGCCATGGCGGCGGCGATCATCGCCTGAATCAGCGCATCGTCGGCGGTATTCAAAGGTTCGACGTTAAGCTGCGCCTTGGCCTGCGCCAGGGTCACCAGATCAGCGGTCGGCGCGGTCGCCAAAACGAGATCGGTCAGGGCCATGTGTTTCAGTCAGCCCGGCGCGCGACTTCGGCCGCGATGATGGCGGTTGCCACCTTCGCGTCCTTGACCGGCCCGCCGTTCAGCGCGGCGGCCAGGGCCTTGAGAGCGACGCCGGTCAGCGTCCGCCATGTGGCCGGGATATCGACGGGGGCGAGCATGACCACGGGGCCTTGCTGGGCCGCCTCGATCTCGGCGTCGCTGGCGTCGACCACGAAGCCCTCGGCCTCCAGGCCGGGGATCACATCATCGACCACCTCGACCACATCGCCGGGCGCCAGCAACAGGTGGGTGCGGCAGTCCGGGGCATAGGCGAATGCCTTGAGCACTTTGACGAGCATGGGGGCTCCGGTTTTACAAGGGGTGGCCGGCGGTGTCGGGAGGGGTTGCCCTTCGCCGCCGGCCGGGCCTGTCAGTCCAGTGCGTGGAACGCCTAGACCGGCGGGTTCGGTTGCGGACGCAGCTGGGCGTGGCCCAGGATGGCCGTGACGGCGACGAAGAAGTTACCCGTGTTCGCCGAGGGCGTAATGGTCATCCGGGTGTAGCGGCGATTGCCCGCGTAACCGATCTTGCGGCAAACGTTGTCGTTGGCGAACGTGAAGCCGGCCAGGGCGGCGGTGCCGATCAGGTCGGCGGCGGCCACAGTCGTCGCGCCGGTCATGTCGGAGGCGTCACTCTCCTCCAGCAGCACGGCGAAGGTGGCGTCGGCGTCGGTGAGCGTGCCGGTCAGGATCAGATAGGTGACCGACTCGAAGTTTTTGCGGTCGATGATGCTGCCGACCCGCGCAGTGTTGTCGGTGATCGCCGCGATGGGCGGCATCACCATCACCGGATTAATCCGGGAAGACTGGTCTCTCATAGGAGGGACTCCTGTTTGAATGTGAAAATGGGCAAAGGGCGACCGCGCGACGCCTGGCCGCGCGGTCGTTCAGGCGTCAGGCTTAGGCCGAGATCTTCAGCAGCTTGATGGCTTCGAAATTCTGCACGCCTCCGCCGACCCGCTTGGTGGTGTAAAACTTTACGAACGGCTTGGCGGTGTAGGGATCGCGCAGCACCCGGATGCCGACGCGGTCAACGATCATATAGCCGCGGCGGAAGTCGCCGAAGGCGATCGGGAACGAGTTGGTCGCAATGTCAGCGACATTGTCGTCTTCGGCCACCGGATAGCCCAGCAGGGTTGAGGGCTGGCCGACCTGGACCGAGGGCTGCCAGAGCGGTTCGCCGGTCGTGGCCGCGAATTTGCGGATACGGCCGACCGTGGCGCGGTTCATCAGCCAGCTTGAACCCGGGCGATAGGCCGTCTTCAGGGACTGCATCAGATCGACCAGCGCGGTCCAGGGCGTCGATGCGGTGAAGTCTGAGGCCCCGCCCGACACGGTGAAGCCCAGCGAGCCCCAGGCGTAGGAGGCGTTGGCCACCTTGTCATAATCGAAGATGCCGCGCGGGCGCTTATAGCCGTTGCCCGTCACGAAGGCGGCGCCCTCCTGCTCGGCAAAGGTAAACGCGACCTCCTCGGCCAGCCAGTTGGCAATATCGACCCGGGCATCATCCAGGATCTGCTGGCTGGCGCGTGGCTCGGCATAGATTTCGCCCGGCGTGAACTCCAGTTCGGCAAGTGTCGGCGAGGTGGTTTCCGAGCGGGCCTCGGTTTCACCGACCCAGCCGGAGCCGGCTCCACCCAGGCTGACCTGCTTCTTGTAGCTGCCGCCAGAGATGCTCATCACCGTGGCCAGGTCACGCACCGCCGAGACGTTGATAACCACACGGTTGATCGCCTGCTCAACCTCGAACGGCACCAGATATCCGCCGTCGACATCGGCGAAGGTGGTCAGGGCCGCCTGCACCGCCAGGGCGTTCAGGCCGTCCGCACCGTCGCCTTTGCGGAAAAAGCCGTTGAAGGCCGAGGCGTAGGCGCGCGCGGCAGGCGTCGCGGCGCGGTCGTCGGCATCGCCGCCGTTCAGGTCGCGGGCGCGAGCGCGCAGGTTGATCTGGTCCAGTTCGGTCTGCAGTGCTGCGACCGAGGCGTTCATGGCCTCGACCTGTGCGGTGACCAGGGGATCGACCTGCGCCTTGATGGTTTCCGGCAGCTTGGCCGTCATGTCGCTCCAGTCCTTCTGGAGCTGAGCCAGAATCCTGGCGGGGTCGCTGGCGTCGGCGCGAGGGCGGAACGCCTGGATTGCGCGCGGGTAGGCCAGGGCCATGGAGCCGGCGGCGATCAGGGCAGAATTGGAGTGTTTCATTTGGGGTTGGTGTCCTTTAATTTTGAAGGGCTTGGGAAAACCGGGCAGCAGCGCCCAGCCAGTCGGGGACGACGACAGCGCCTGGCGTGTCGTCTTCGGTGAGGGCAGCGCCGGGCGTGCCCTTGATCTTGTTAATGCGGGCGCGGGCCTCGCTGCGGGTCGATCCGGCGGCGACCAGCTGCAGCTCCATCGCGCGAAGGTCGCTGACGCTGCGGTCGGCGGCCAGCGCCTTCTCGTCGGTCTTCATGGTGTCGGCGTTGAGCAGAGCGTCGGCGAAGCCCAGGGTGACCGCCGTTGACCCTGACATGTAGGTTTCGGCGTCCATCATCTTCGCCATCTCGGCGGAGGGGCGCCCGGTGCGGGCGGCATAGACATCGGCCATGGCGGCGTCGAACGGGGCCAGGAAATCGGCGGTTTCCACCAGGTCGTGGCGGTTGCCCATGGCCACCACCCAGCAGTTGTGGATCATCAGGAAACTGGCGACACCGATCTCGATCCGGTCGCCGGCCATGGCGATCACCGAGGCGGCGCTGGCGGCCATACCCATCACCTTGATGGTCACCGCCTGGGGGTGCTCGCGCAGGACATTATAGATCGCGATGCCTTCGAACATGTCGCCGCCGGGCGAGTTGATCTGCACCTCGACGGGCCGGTCGCCGATGGCCCGCAACTGGGCGCTGACCTGCTTGGCGGTCACGCCGCCGCCGGTCCACCAGTCCTCGCCGATAATGTCGAACATGCCGATCACGTTGGCGCCCGTCTCCAGGCTGCGGATTCCGGCGGCGTCCGCACTCCAGCGGTCGAACACCTGCGGCGCGGTCAGGGCATTGACGTCCTTGCGCGCCGGCATCGGCAGGGCGCCGGGACGGTTGGCGAGGGCGGCGCGGACACCGGCGATGCTGCGGGGCAGGCGGATCATTTCGGGATCTCCGTCGCGAGCGGATCGGGAGCGCCGTTAGGCGTTCCGGCCGAGCGACCAGCAAAAATCAGGTGGGTTCTGCGACCGGCGGCTCATCGACCGGCG